TGAAGGATTTTTTCCATGTCTAATAGTATCTTAACGATCGACATGATCACCCGCAAAGCTCTCGAGATCCTCGAGAACAACCTGGTGCTCACCCGTAACGTAAACCGTCAGTACGACGACAGCTTTGCTGTTGAAGGTGCCAAGATTGGTTCTACACTGCGTATCCGTTTACCCGACCGCGCTCTAGTAACTGACGGTGCCGCCCTGCAAGTTCAGGACGACAACGAACAGTTCACCACTTTGACTGTTGCTTCACAAAAGCACATCGGCGTGAACTTCACCTCTGCTGAATTGACCATGCAATTGGACGACTTCGCAGAGCGTGTGTTGAAGCCTCGTATCAGCCAGTTGGCCTCCAGCATTGATGCTGACGTTGCCAACGCATACAAAACCATCGGTAACACCGTTGGCACCCCTGGCACCACTCCTTCTACTTCTTTGGTCTTGTTGCAAGCCCAACAGAAGCTGAACGAAAACGCTGCCGTGATGTCACCACGTTACGCTACCGTCAACCCCGCCGCTAACGCTGGTTTGGTCGAAGGCATGAAAGGTTTGTTCAACCCCACCGACACCATCAGCAAGCAGTTCAAGAACGGCATGATGGGCACTGGCGTGTTGGGCTTTGACGAGATCAACATGTCTCAGTCAATCAAGCAACACACCACTGGCTCACGTAGCGCGTCCGCGTCTACATTGGTCAAGACACCAGGTGTTACTTCCGAAGGTTCATCGACCATTCTGTTGGAACAAGGTTCTGTAACTACAACAATCAATGCTGGTGACGTGTTCACTATCAGCGGTTGCAATGCTGTTAACCCACAGACCCGTGAAACCACAGGTTCTTTGTTCCAGTTTGTGGCTTTGACTACCGCCACTGCTGTGGCTGGCACTTGGACTGTGACTGTCGCGCCTATGTACTCAGCCGCTCACGCATTGGCCACTATGGATGTGTTGCCTGCAACTGGTGGAACTGTGACCTTCGTGGGTGCGGCTTCTACAGCTTACGCTCAGAACTTGATCTACCACAAAGACGCAATCACTTTTGCGACCGCCGATTTGTTGTTGCCTCAAGGCGTCGATATGGCTGCTCGCGCAGTTCATAACGGTATCAGCTTGCGCGTTGTTCGTCAGTACGACATCAACAACGACCGTATGCCTTGCCGTATTGACGTTCTGTATGGCTTCAGCACAATCCGTCCACAAATGGCCTGCCGCATGTGGGGCTAAATTGATGGGGGGCTTTGACCCCCTGTCTTCGTAACTCTTTTTAAGGAAATTTATCATGGCATTACCTAATGGCGCAAGCGGTTACCAAGTTGGTGACGGCAATCTTGGCGAAATCAGTTTTTACAACACTAGCGCACCCGTCGCATTGGCTGGCGCGTCTGTCACTATCACCGCAGAGAATTTGGCTGCTGGTGTGTGCACTATGGACTCCGGCGGCACAGACGCAGGCACCTATGTGTTTCCAACAGGTGCGTTGCTTGACGCTGCATTCTCTAGCCTTAAAGTTGGCTCGACATTTGATTGCTCATTCATCAACATTGGTGACAACGCAGCAAATGACGTGACCTTTACTGCTGGCACGGGCAACACCCTAGTCGGTAACGACGTGATCCAAGATGCGGTTACTAAAACCAACAACACATCTGGCACGTTCCGTTTCCGCAAAACAGGTGACGCAGCGTATTCAATTTATCGCGTGTCTTAAACCTAAATAGGGGTTTCGGCCCCTATTTTTAAAGGAAACATCATGCCAAATACAAAAGCTGTAGGTGTTGCATTTGAAGATGCACAACTTGATGGCGCAATCATGGGTAAAGCTGGAGGAACTGCTGGTTTCTACGGTACTAACCCGACAACTAAGCCTGCGGCTAACACCGCTGCTTTAACTACAATCACGTCTACTGCACCTGGTACGCCAGACTTTGCAATCCAAGACTTGACTCAAACAACCCCGTTTGGTTTTGTTACCAAAGATGAGGGTAACTCAGTGTTGGCGGTGATTGCAAATTTGCAAGCCCGCGTAACGCAATTAGAAACTAAACTTCAAACTCTTGGTTTGTTGTCTTAAACCAACTAGGGGGCTAATCACCCCCTTCTTCTTATGATTTATCTTCAGCATGAAATTCACGGTCGAAAAATAGCTTACATTGAAATGGAAGCTGAGTTTGATGAAAAAAATGGCTGGGTACGATATACTTTAGACACGCCTGTTGAGGCGGCTCCTGTCGTCAACGAACTGGAAGTCAAACGTCGTCGTAGCCGATCACCAGAGGTGGTCGAACAAGGAGCATAAACATGGCCATCTATACCGCTGGCGATCAAATCAATAGAGCATTACGATTGCTTGGCGTGTTGGCTGAAGGTGAAACACCTTCTGCGTCCGTGTCCCAAGACGCTTTGATGGCGCTGAATCAGATGATTGATTCATGGAACACTGAACGCCTATCGGTTTTTAGCACTCAAGATCAGATATTTACTTGGCCTGCCGGTGAAATTAAACGCACACTAGGCCCGTCAGGTAACTTTGTTGGTCTGCGTCCTGTGCTGTTGGATGATGCTACCTACTACCGCGATCCAGGCACCAACGTGTCTTACGGTATCAAATTTATCAATCAACAACAGTACAACGGCATTGCAGTCAAGACTGTGACCAGCACGTACCCGCAGGTCATTTTTGTCAACATGACCTACCCTGATGTTGAAATGTACATTTACCCACGCCCCACACGCGACTTGGAATGGCACTTCATATCAGTTCAAGAACTGACCCAGCCTGCTAATTTGGCAACAAATATTCTGTTTCCGCCAGGCTATTTGCGGGCGTTTGTCTACAACTTGGCAATGGAGTTTGCCCCTGAGTTTGGCGTTGAGCCAAGTCCCCAAGTGCAACGCATTGCCATGACCAGCAAACGCAATTTGAAGCGCATCAACAACCCTGACGACATCATGTCAATGCCTTACGCTATCGTGTCATCCCGTCAACGTTTTAACATTTACGCAGGAAACTACTAACATGGCCACCATTGCAATTTCAGCCCTTCCTGTAGCCACCTCTGCGGCTACAACCGACGTTTTGCCTATTGTCCAAGGGGGCACAACAAAACAAGTTACCAATACACTATTGTTTACCAATTCAACACTGGTAGCGCCTGCGCTTGGCACGCCAATTTCTGGCGTATTAAGCAATTGCACGAATTTACCGATTGCAACTGGTGTATCGGGCCTTGGTTCAAATGTGGCAACATTTTTGACAACGCCATCAAGCGCAAACTTGGCGGCAGCACTGACAGACGAAACAGGTTCAGGGGCAGCAGTATTTGCCAATACGCCCACATTGATAACCCCGATTCTTGGTACGCCGACCTCTGGGGTGCTTACCTCATGCACTGGCTTGCCGCTTACGACTGGCGTGACTGGTGCTTTGCCAGTTGCAAATGGTGGCACTGGTGCATCAGGTGCAGTTCAGTCATTAAGTGGCGCAGGCGTAGTAAATATCACAAGTCTTGCGACTGCATTTACGTCAACTGCTACTGGTAATGCTTTAACACTTGCAGATGGCGCACAAGGCCAACTCAAGACAATTATTTATGTTGCAGAAGCCGCTGGTGGTGATACTGGTGTTTTGACCCCGAGCAATCTTGGCAGTGCAACCACAATCACATTTAATGCAGTTGGTGATTCAGTAACGCTCCAGTTTGCTGGAACTGATTGGTGGGTCGTTGGGTTGCGTGGTGCGGTAGTCGCTTAATGAAAACGCCGATTCTTGGGTCGGCCTACGTTGCTCGCAGTATCAACGCTGCGGACAACCGCATGGTCAATCTGTTTCCCGAAGTCATCCCCGAAGGCGGCAAGGAGCCTGGCTTTCTCAACCGTGCCCCTGGCCTTAACTTTTTGCAAACCGTGGGCACAGGCCCCATCCGCGCCTTGTGGGCACACCAGACTAATGGCAGCGACATCTACGTCGTGTCCGGCCAGCAAGTCTACAAACTAACCAGCCTGACTGCCACACCGCAATTCTTGGGTACTGTGTCCGGCACCGGCCCCGTGTCTATTGCTGACAACGGAACGCAAATCTTCTTTGCCTGCAACCCTGACGGTTACATCTACAACGAAGTCACCAACGTATTTGCCCAGATCACCGACCCTGATTTTGCTGGCGCTGTGACGGTGGCGTACCTTGACGGCTACTTTGTCTTTAACCAGCCAAACAGCCAATTCATTTGGGTGTCGCAATTGCTGGACGGCACTTCAGTCGATCCGTTGGACTTTGCCAGTGCCGAAGGCTCACCCGACGGCGTGGTAGGCATCATTGCCGATCACCGTGAGCTATGGGTGTTTGGCACCGATTCGGTCGAAGTCTGGTATGACTCAGGCGCTGCTGACTTCCCTCTGACCCGCATTCAAGGCGCTTTCAATGAGATCGGCTGTGTGTCTGCGTACACCATTGCCAAAATGGACAACGGCTTGTTTTGGTTGGGCACCGACGCCCGTGGCCAAGGTATCGTCTACCGCGCCAATGGCTATACCGGCGTTCGTATCTCCACCCACGCCATTGAGTACGCCATTGCCCAGTACGGCAACATCTCGGACGCCATTGCCTACACGTACCAGCAAGAAGGCCATGCCTTCTATGTGCTGACGTTTCCAAGCGGCAACGCTACTTGGGTTTACGACGTGTCCACCCAAGCATGGCATGAACGGGCTGGCTTTGACAACGGTGAATTTATGCGGCACCGCAGCAATTGCCAGTGCAACTTTGGCGGCAACATCATTGTTGGCGACTTTGAAAACGGCAACATTTACACGTTTGACTTGGACATCTACGCTGACAATGGCGGTATCCAGAAGTGGTTGCGGAGCTGGCGAGCGTTGCCAACCGGCCAAAACAATCTTAAACGCACAGCGCACCACAGTTTGCAATTGGATTGTGAGGCAGGCGTAGGCTTAAATCTATACCCTGCGTATGACAGTGAAAACATCGACACTGAATCAGGATTAGACCTTGTGGCCGAATACGTACAAACGTTTTTAGCCACTCAATCAGGCGTTACATTAACCACCGAAGCAGGTGATGATTTTGAGCCTTTGGGGCAATACGAATTATCAGACATTGACATCACTGGATATAACTTAGTCACTAACTCATACCTTGCTGCGCCAGGATATGACCCTGCGGTCATGTTGCGCTGGTCAGATGATGGTGGCCATACTTGGTCAAACGAGCATTGGTCACCGCTTGGCAAGATTGGCGCGTATGGCCAACGAACCTTTTGGCGTCGGTTGGGCATGACGCTCAAGCTGCGCGACCGTGTGTATGAGCTTTCAGGCACTGATCCCAACAAAATAGCCATCATGGGGGCCGAATTGATCATAAGCCCGACCAATGCCTGACTATGGCAACCAGTCCGAACGCCACCCAAATCACGCCTCCACGGGTGCCGATCATTGACGAACGCACTGGTGCGGTGTCGCGGGAATGGTATCGGTGGTTTTACAGTTTGTACAACATTGTTGGCGGCGGTGTAGGCATTATTCCAGTTGCCAGCGGCGGCACGGGTCTAAGTACTATCCCAACCAATGGTCAACTGCTGATTGGTAACGGTACAGGGTATACCCTAAACACACTGGGGGTCGGCGCAGGCATTTCGGTCACCAACGGCATCGGCACAATCACGCTGGCCAACACTGGTGTGCTGTCAAACATTGCAGGCACAGGCATATCAGTGTCTGGCGCAACAGGCAACGTAACCATAACCAACACTGGTGTGCTGTCGTTCTCAGGCGGCACGACCGGCCTGACGCCAGCAACGGCCACCACAGGCGCTATCACCCTTGCAGGCACCTTGGTCATTGCCAACGGCGGAACAAACGGTTCTGCGGCTCCTACAGCGGGCGCTGTGGCCTATGGTACTGGTACAGCGTATGCCTTCACTGCGGCAGGCACAGCAGGACAAGTTCTGACCAGCAATGGCGCTGGAGTGCCCACATGGACGACAAACGCCGGTGGAGATGTCACAGGGCCAGCGTCCTCAACTGATAACGCTATTGCGCGGTTTGATGGCGTTACCGGCAAGCTGATTCAAAACTCTGTAGTCACAATTAACGATACAGGTGCAACTACGGGCGTTACAACATTTGCGGCTTCTACTAGTGTTACTACACCCATAGTTCAAGCATCAAATTCTGCTGGCTTATCGCTTAAAAATGCGTCAGGCACAACCCAAATGAGTGTTGGTGCTGGCGGTGGCGATAATATGTCCATCAATGTTTCTACCAATTTAAACGGTGCAAATGCACAAATTGATATTAGTCCAACAGGTACGGGTCATGTCCACATAAAACCTAGTGGTACAGGTTCTATTGAAATTGCTCCTACTAATGTGGGAACAATTGACAATATGACTATTGGGGCTACAACTGCTAAAAACGCAAATTTTGTAGATTTAAGCGTTACAGGAACACTTAGTTTTGATGCGGCACAAGGAACAGCAGGTCAAGTACTTACATCTGCTGGATCAGGTGTGACCCCTACGTGGACAACCCCAACAACAGGAACTGTCACCGCTGTCTCTGTCGTGTCGGCTAATGGCTTTGCTGGTACATCAAGCGGAGGGGCAACGCCTGCGCTGACGCTATCGACCACCATCAGTGGCATCTTAAAAGGTAACGGCACGGCCATTTCGGCTGCGGTGGTCAACACAGACTACTTTGCGCCGTCTGCCCCTGTCACTAAGACTGCTGACTTCACAGTTGCGGACACTGAAGTTTGGCTGATCAACAACAAGACTGGATCAACCTGTACGGTGACTTTGCCAACAGCTTCAAGCTGGTCAGGTCGGGTTTTGCGGTTTCAGAACTACCAAGTCCAAGCGGTTGTGTCAGCGTCGTCGAACGTGGTACCTTTGACCGGTGGGGCGACGGGTACGTCCATCCTGTTGGCCAGTTCAGGAGACCAGACGACTTTGGTGTCCGACGGCTCAAACTGGTTGATGACACAATACATACCTAACAACATTCTTCTTTTGGAATAATTGATGCAAGTCACTTACGGTAAAGGATTTGAACTTACGCCAGCTTTGTCCATGTTGGGCAAGGTGCAAGCGTTGGAAGCAGAACTCTTAAAAATGCCGCAAGCCGACATCATTACCGAGCATACCTTTATGCTTGGCGTTTATGAGCGCAAGATAACAATACCGCCTTGGACTGTCTTGACTGGCGCAGCACATAAGACTGACTATCACGTGCGGTTAGAAAAGGGTACGATTGCGGTCAATACAGACGACGGCGTAAAAACTTTTACCGGCCCGTTTGAATTTGCTGCTTGTGCAGGATTAAAACGTGCTGGCCGAGTGTTTGAAGAAGAAGTTGTTTGGGTAGACATATACGCTAACCCAGACAATTGCACTGATCTTGCGATATTGGAAGACAGGTTGTATATTGTGCCTGCTTGTGGTTTGGCTGACAGTCGCACCAAAGAACAAAAAGCGGCAATTGCGTACCGCGCTTTCTTATATAGCTTAGGAATGACTGACGGTGAAGTTAATGAAATGTTTGACGTTTCAGTGGGGGCACCGGAAAAGACACCAGATATTTGCGCTTTGGTAGCAAGTAGAATGCAAGCAAAATGTAACTTAGTGTTATAAGGAGAATTAAAATGGCCGGATGGGTAGCAGCAGCTGTAGCTGGCAGTGCAATTATAGGTGGATACGCAGCAAGTAAAGCTGCGGATACGCAAGCTGACGCAATGAATCGTGCTTCAGACTTGCAATACAAACAATACCAAGAAGACGTTCAAAGGCAAAAGCCTTTCTACGACGTTGGCGTCAATGCGTTGCCGGAACTGGTCAAAGCGTCCAAGTACACGCCGTTTACGATGCAACAATTTCAACAAGACCCTGGATATGCTTTTCGGCTAAAGGAAGGCCAACAAGCTCTTGACCGCCAAGCAGCCGCTCGCGGGGGTTTAATCTCTGGCGGGGCTTTGAAAGCCGCGCAACGCTACGGCCAAGAGATGGGTAGCCAAGAGTACACCAACGCTTTCAACAGGTATCAAGCAGAACGTACCGCTCGTTTGAACCCATTGCAATCATTGACAGGTATGGGCCAAACAACAGCGCAACAACTTGGTGGCGCAGGGCAAACTATGGCGTCCAATGTTGGCGAAGCAATTGGCAGTGGGGCTGCGGCCAGAGCATCTGGGTACGTCGGTACTGCAAACGCTTTGACGGGCGGTTTGGGTACGTATTTGAATTACAGCCAAAATCAAAATTTGCTTGCTTCTTTACAAAATCGTGGTGGTGGAGGCGCTCCCCCACCAGGCTACGGCACACAAGTGCCAGGCGATTATTCATCCATGCAAGGATAAAACATGCCTATCGATCCTAGAATTTCACTTGGCGTTCAGCCAATTCAAATTGAAAATCCTTTGGCGCGTTATGGCCAAGCGCAAAATATTTTGGCCGCACAAGCTCAAATGCGCGGCGCTGAAACTCAGCAACAAGCCGCGCAAATGCAAATGGCGCAGACGCAACGTCAAATTCAACAAGATGAAGATTATGTAACCAAAATGGCAGAAATTATAGGGAAAGAGGGCGGCCCAACCGACATGATGAAAGCCGCAAGAATAATGGCTGGCAATAGAAATCCTCAAGTTTCAGCAACAGGTTTTCAAATGTTGCAAAGTTTGCAACGCATTGATGAAGCAAAAAAACGCGGTGTTTATGGCGCAATTGAACCAAAAATTTCACCTGTTGCACCTGCGCCTGGTGCTTTAGGTTCGGGCACATTTGACACGGGTCAACCACCAATGTTGTCGCCCAGACAATTTATTGATCAGCCACTTCCGGCTCAGGCGTCATATGGAGTATCTACACCAGTAGAACCTCAAGCAAAGGCAACGCCGTCAGTTATGGCGGCACCTCCACCAGCGCCTGTTAACCAATTGGCACCTGCCCCTGTTACGCCGCAAGCAAACGTAAATGCTTTGCGGAATGAATACATAAAGTTGTCAGAGTTTTCAGATTTGCCAGGTGTTAAAGATCGAATGGATTTAATCAAAGCACAATTGACAGAAGCTGGCAAACTGTATACCGTAGGTGGAAACTTGGTAACTGGCACTGGACAGTCAATCTTTGAGGCACCTGAAAAAGTGACTCAAACCGATTTGCGGAAAAATTTTGAGTTTGCAAAAACACCTGAAGGCGGCAATTACAAAGGTTCGTTTGCCGACTTTAAGGCTATCTCAACACCTAAGACAACTATTACCATGAGCACCGAGAAAAAATACGGTGAGCAATTTGCTGGAAAAATGGCCGACCGCGATGACGCTAAATTGGGCGCGGCAGAAAAAGCGCCTGAACTAGCCGCAAGCGCAAATCGAATTATTGATTTGGTCAACCAAGGCAACATATTTACAGGGCCAATTGCGGATGTCAAGTTGAACATTGCACGTGTGTTGAATGTGGCAGGTGCAAGCAACGACGAAAAAATTGCCAACACTGAGTCCCTTATTGCCGCTACAGGCCAAAGCACTTTGGATGCAATTAAGAGTGCAGGCTTAGGTACAGGACAAGGTTTTACCGACAAAGATCTTAAATTCTTGCAAGGTGTTGCAGGCGGCACAATTGACCTTACCGCACAAACACTTACGCGGTTAGCCACGCTTCAGCATCAAGCGGCTACCCGCAGCGCAGAGGCATGGAACAAACGCGCCAAGCAGCTACCTAAATCGGCAACTGAAGGAACGGGTCTTTCTCTTGAGCCAGTTACAGTGCCTCCACTTTCAGCTGTTAAAAGCGCCGCGCCGCGTCCAGCAGGCGTCGGCGCTAATTGGACATTTGAAAGTGACGCCGCAGGCAACAAAGCATGGGTTAGCCCAGATCGTAAATCGTTTAAAGAGGTCAAATAATGGGTTTTGATCTTAACACCGCTGCGCCAGTTGCAACTGGTGGATTTGATCTTAGTACTGCAAAGCCAGCGCCAAGCGGTGGTAGCGGTATTCCGGCACAACGCCGGTCGTTTTCAGATGTGCCTGGAGAAGCGTTAGCTAACGTAGGTACAAGCGCCGCCAATTTTTACAAAGGTCTAATAACCGCCATTACAAATCCCGTACAAACAGTGTCGGGTGTGCTAGATGTTGGCGCTGGCGCGCTACAAAATTTGTTACCTAAAGAGCTTGTTGATCTGGTCAACCAGATTGACAACAAGCCCGAAGCGGCCAAACGTGCGGTTGACGCAGCCAACGCTGTTGGTGGCCTGTACAAAGACCGATACGGCAGCGTCGAAGCGTTGAAAAACACTTTGGCAACCGATCCTGTGGGCGCAGCGGCTGACCTATCCACATTGTTTACTGGAGGCGCGGCGGCGACTGCTCGCGTAGCTCCTACAACATCAAAAGTTATTGGTGCTGTTGGCAAATACACCAACCCATTGTTACCCGTCACTACCGCTGCTAACTATGGGTTGGCGTTGGGCGCAAAAGGCGCAGGCAACGTGGTTGACGCAATTACCGGCCAACGCGCTTCAGCTCGTGCAGGCAACATTGTGCGTAACGCGCTGACCGAAGAAGGCAGAGCGCCACAAAATTTAGCCGCCGCGCAAAATGCGTTGGCTAACGCACCGCCCAACATGACCGTGCGGCAAGCACTGGCCGATGTGACGTCGCCTCAAGTTCAGTATCTTGGCCAAACAGTTGAGTCCAAGACCGCCCCTGGCCGTGCATTGTCTGTACAACAGGCGCAAGAAGCAGAGCGCATGGCGCGTTTGCAAGGGGTTACGCCTAACTTGCAATCTGCCGAAGCTATGCGTGGCAACGTAAGCGGCCCGCTGTACACCGCCGCTACTCAGCCCACCACAGCCGTCAATGTGCTGCCTTTAACGCAACAGATTGACGGGTTGCTTGCCGCAAACCCAGGTAACGCCAAACTGGTGGCTGCGCTGAACCAAGTAAAGACTGGTTTAGAAGCCAGCACAAACGCGCAACAAGTGTCTTCAGTGTTGGACAATCTAAAAGACTTGATTGCCAACAAAGACAATAAGTTTATC